AATGGATTAAATCCGAAGTAAAAGAAGGTAGAGCTGGTGATTTTGAAAGAGAAATTATCCAGTTTTGCTTTTCCAAAAAATCCTTATCATATTACGAAATTAAATGGCAGTTTCATTACGATGTACTTGCCAACGAACAAGCAATAAACGAAAACCTTATGGGAAAATTCTTCCGTAGGGATATTATAAATCAATAGTTATGACAATACCTGAAATCGCAAAGAAGTACGGAATATCCGAAGCTTATTTAAACGCAAAAGATGATGCACTTCAAATAGCAGCTGCATCTTTAGTAGACCTCAAAGGAATGGTAACAAATAATGTACCAAGAGAACAAATTGCTAATAAATTACAATTTTTGGCAGACTTCCTGTATGATGTAAAGAATTCTAACCATTAATTAGGTTATATCAGATAATTTTCGTATATTTGTGGTATTAATATCCAAACTATGCTATCTGGTAGGAATAAATTACAAATAATCACAATATTAGACTCTACACTTGGTGTGGGTTCATCCTTAAAGGGCAATGAACAGGCACATCATTGTCCATTTTGTAACCACCATAAAAAGAAACTTCAAATCAATTTAGATACTCAAAGATGGCATTGCTGGGTATGCGATTCTAAAGGTAGAAGTATCTATTCTCTACTCCGCAAACTCAATGTTGATATTAGGGACTTGAATAAGGTTAAAGATGTTTATGGTGATGAGCCTGAATATGATTCAAAGGAGGAGTTTGTAGCTAAGTTACAACTACCTAAAGAATTCAAACAATTATATTTTAAACCAACTGGTTCATTTAATCCATCATATAATCAAGCTATTCATTATCTTTCTAAACGGGGTATTGTTAAAGCAGATATTGTAAAACACAATATTGGATATTGTGAAGATGGGTTATATGGTGGTAGAGTAATTATTCCATCCTACGATGAAAGTGGGGAATTAAACTATTTTGTAGCTCGTTCTTTTTATGAAGATGAGCCATACAAATATAAGAATCCACCTATTAGTAGGGATGTAATTGTATTTGAAAATCAAATTAATTGGAAAGAACCAATCACATTAGTTGAGGGAGTATTTGATTCATTTTCAGTAAAGAGGAATGTAATTCCGTTGCTAGGTAAATTCCTACTTAGTAAATTGAAAAATAAAATTATGGAGAATGGTGTTAAGGAAGTAACAATTATGTTGGATTCAGATGCAGTTGATGATTCCACTAAACATACCGAATGGTTTCAAAAGAATGGGATTAGAGTAAGGAATATTATACCAACTGATAAAGATGCTGGTGAAATGGGATTTAAAAAAGTAAACGAACTATTGAAAGGAGCTAAAGAAACCGGATGGGATGATTTAGTACTTTCGAAACTAAATAATATATGAGTAAATTAAAAAGAATTTATCACATTGCGGATATACACATCCGAAACATCAAAAGACACAAAGAATTCAGAGAAGTATTCTATACTATGTTTGATGAGATTAAGAAAAGAGGAACTGAAGATTCGATTATCTACTTAGCTGGTGATATCGCTCATGCTAAATTGGAAATGAGTCCTGAATTGGTAAGTGAGATTAGCTGGCTGTTTACGGAATGTAACAAACTATGTCCTACAATTGTAATTGCTGGAAATCACGATTGTAATATGAACAATTCAGATAGAATGGATGTACTTACTCCAATCGTTGATGCATTGAAACTACCAAACCTAACTTATTTAAGAGATACGCAAGTTTACGGAATTGGTGGAGTTGATTTTGCAGTATTCAGTATTTTTGATAACAAAGATAATTGGCCTAAAGCAAATACTCTATTTGGAAACAAAAAGATTGCACTATTTCACGGACCTGTTGATAACTCTACAACCGATGTAGGGTATGTAGTTAGTAGTAGACACTTTACAACTGATATATTTGATGGATATGATTTAGCCTTATTAGGAGATATCCACAAAAGACAAGAGATGATATCACCAAGCGGATGTAAGGTGGTATATGCCGGTTCATTGGTTCAACAAAACTTCGGTGAGACATTAGATAAGCACGGATTCTTAGTTTGGGATTTAGATACGATGACCTATGAGGAAGTTGATATCAAAAACGATTATGGTTATTATACTTTAGATGTTGATGGTGGTATTGTACCGGATGTAACTGATATGCCGTTATACCCTCGTTTAAGAGTGAGGATAACTAATACGGATACCGCAGATACAAAGAGAATGATGGCTGATATTACGGCAAAGTATGGAGTAGAGGACTTTACAATCATTAGAACGGATACATTCAATAAGAAGAAAACCAACGATAGAGAAGCAAGGTTGGAAGTAGATAGTGTGAGTGATATAAACCATCAAAACTCTTTAATAGGGGAGTATGTGGAACGTATGATGCCATTTGTAACGAAGGAGGACTTAGCTGGAATAGAGAAAATCAATCGTGACATTAATAGTAGAGTACAACCATCAGAACAACAAAGGAATATAAGCTGGAAGCCTGTAAGATTTGAATTCTCTAATATGTTCAGCTATGGAGAAGACAATGTTATTAAGTTTGACAAGATAAATGGATTGATGGGATTATTTGCACCAAACGCACAGGGTAAATCATCCCTATTCGATGCAATATCATTTTGCTTGTTTGATAAGTGTAGTAGGGCTTATAAGGCAGCTGCAATTATGAATAATAGGAAGCAAGATTTCCATTGCCAATTGGATTTCACTATTGATGGTGTAATGTACCATATCCGTAGGGAAGGTAAAACTATTAATAAGGGAAGAAACGTAAAAGTGGATGTGGAGTTTTGGAGAGATGGTGATATTGGAAGGGAATCACTTAACGGAACGGAACGTAGGGATACAAACCAAGTCATTGAAGGGTATGTAGGAAGGTATGAGGATTTTGTAATGACAGCATTGAGTTTGCAGGGAAACAATGCACTATTCATTGATAAATCACAATCGGAAAGGAAAGACCTTCTTGCTCAATTTATGGGATTGGACATGTTTGATAAGCTGTATGAAACTGCTACTAATGATATTAAGGATGTGAACGCACTTATCAGAAATTTTAGGAAGACCGACTTCACTTCCGAATTAGCCCAAAAAGAAAACGACTTAAACGAAAAGAAAGTTGAATATGGTGAATTGGATTCTGAGAAATTAGAATTAGAAACTCGTAAAGCTGATTTAGAAGAACAAATTGTAACTCTATCTCAACAAATCATTCCAATTCAAGGTAATTTAGATATTGATGAACTAAATCGTAAACTTAAAAAGATTGGTGAGGATTTAACAACTTGGGGAGATACTAAATTTGATAAGATACAAAACCATACGGAAGCAAAAGAATTAGTTAGAGAAGCTAAGGAAATGGTTGATTCTAAAGTTACCATAAACGGAATTGGAATAGATGTTGTATATTCAAATTACCAACGAGAACAAAAAGCTTTAATTGAAGCAGAAAAAACTTATTCAATAGTAAAGTCACAATTAGATTCCGCCAAAGAAAAGATTAATCATTTGGATAAGCATGAATATGACCCAAATTGTAAGTTTTGTTGCGATAATGAATTTGTTAAAGATGCAATGAGAGCAAAAGAAGCATTGCCTGAATTAGAAGGGTTTGTTAAAAATGCAACTACACAATGTACAGGTATTCAACAAACTTTAGATTCTTGGGAAGGTGTAGAAGAACAATTCAAACAATGGAAAGAATATACCGATGAATACAAAAGATTAATTAATGTTACAGAACGATTGGATGGGGATATCAGAACCGCAGATTCTAAAATTGAATTATTACAAACTCAAAAAGAAAATGTAAATGCTGATATTCAACGATATAACGATAACGAAGAAACAATTGTAAAGAATCAAGCATTAGATATCCAAATACAAAATGTTCGTAGATTAAAGCAAGGGGTGGAATCCCAAATATCAGATGTGAATAAGAAGATGTTACGATTAATGTCCGAAGTAGGTGCAACAAAAACTTACATTGATAATATGGTAGCTAAGATGGAGGAAGTTAAAGAATTGGAAACTAAAAACCAATTATATACATTCTACTTAGATGCAGTTAAAAAAGATGGCGTACCTTACGAATTAATATCTAAAGCACTTCCAGCAATTGAAAATGAAGTGAACAACATATTGGGACAAGTAGTAGATTTCTCAATAGCAATGGATACCGATGGAAAGAACATTAACGCTAGAATCGTTTATGAGGACCAGGAATGGGCTTTAGAGATGTGTAGTGGTATGGAGAAGTTCATATCGGGATTAGCGATTAGAGTGGCTCTAATTAACATCTGTAACC